GGATGTCAACAGATTGGTATTGTAAGTAATCCGCAGATATTTGATTAAAGTCGTCATCAAGACTTCCCGCCCCACCACCTTGTGTTGCTCTAAAACCTGCATTACCTTTGTATTTTGGTGAAGTCCAAACTAATTGTCCTGTAATACCACCACCGTCAGTATATGATTTACCTTTAAGACCAAATTTTAATTGACTTTCATTGCCTTCATATAATATTCCAAGTTCTTGTGGTCCATAAACAATTGTTGCTTGTTGTTCTCCAAACTGATTAACAGGTACTTGGTTTGCTGGCGAATCAATTAAACTTGGTTCTGAATTTGGGCTACCAACATAATATGTTCCAGTCTCAGGACTATCTTGACCAACAATGGCGTTTGCCAATGCCGAAAGACCTTGTATTAACCCAATGTTATAAGACGGTCGATATAGGTTGTAATTTAAAGCGGCAAATAATGTAGATCTTGTACCATTACCTGAGTTTGCAACAAAAATTTCAGATGGATTTCTAGTTTTATTTAATATGGGAGATAATAAACCACCCGTTAAATTATTAATGGTGTTTAAAGCACCATTTTGTTGTTGTGGATTTACATAAGGCGAATTCTCATTAAAGTAATCACCCGGTATAAATGATACAGGAAAGTATGTGCCTGTAATTCTGTTTATTAAATTAACGGCATTTGCTAATGGATTTTCAGGTACCGTAATCCTCCAATCTCTTATAAAGAATGGTTGTTGTCCTGTCGCTAATAAGCTAGCGGTAAATGGATCCGTTATGGTGTCTAAATTAATTACACCAAGCGTAGCCTGATTAATTTCTTGAGCAACTCTTTCTTCAAACGCAAACTTAAGTTGGGTTGCCCCTATCTTTGCTAAGTAACTATCCGAAGATAAAGACCCGTTTGAACCAATTGGGTCATCTTGGAAAATAACATTATATAACGAATATGATGAATAGTTATAATACCCTGGATTCCAAAAAGGTTGATATATTGGGTTTGTTAGGAAAGTATCGGTAATTACAACTAAATCTTTATAACCACCTGAAGGTCCCCATTTGTTTGTTACATATGCAGACTCAATATAAAATTCGTTTATTAATGGTAGTCCCTCCATTTGACCAGAAGTCAAAGGATAATAAGGTCCTTGGTTTGGGTCTAAAACAGGTGTTAAATTTACACTAATAGGAACTCCAAATCCACCTTCGGGCCCAAATTCATTTAAAGGATATAAATCAGATGCAAATAAATTTGTTGATACATAGTTGTTTGGTGAGTCCGTAACATTACTAACGGTTAGATTAGTTTCATAATTAATTGGGTTGCCAGGTGAGTTGTAACTTCCTGGCACATTGTATGGTGATAAATTTCTTACCAATAACTGTTTTCGGAATGTTTCTGAATTACCAAACGATAAAAAACTTTCGGACATACTACTTTATTCTATAAATAGATATTATGCGTTTTTTTTGTTTAGTGTAGACCTACTTATTTTTAGAACCTGTTGCTGCCGATGGTGCAGATCCTCCATCTATGGTATAATACAGTTCATTTGCTAAATTTGGGTCTTGTAACCCTGTTATTACTACATTCGTTACTTGATCTTTATCCATTTTTGCGGTGTTAGAATCTCCTTCCACTTTAACATTCACATTTACTGTTTTTGTTTCGTTAACCGGTTTATATTCAGTACTGTATGTCTTTTTTAAATCTTCTTTTCTACTGTTAATTACATTAGTCACAAAACTTTCAGACGCACTTAAAAAACTATCTTTTATGGCAGACGCACCTTTAGTAAACTCTGCCATTGCCTTTATTACATTGTCATCTTTACCTTCAGCCATAGCAACAAATAAATCTTCTGTAGGTCCCGCAACTCCTTCAAACTTATTTCTTAATCCTTGGGTTGTTCCAAGTTCATCTCTAAATTTACCTGCAACATCCTTATAACTATTGGAGATAAAATTTGTTAGTTTTTCCATTGTTGGCGATGTTGCCCTTGCGAATTTTCCAGCGTATTCAGAACTTGTAAGAATATTATTAGTTTGTTTTGTTTCATCTAATTGTTTAACTGCAATCTCTTCTATCTTCATTGAAGATTCATCATTGGCCTTTTTTAAATTCTCAATATCTTCAGGTGTTAATTCTTCAACAGTTTTCTCCATTAAATTACCCGTCTCCATGTTCTTAACTTGGATTTTGGCAACTCCACTAGAATCAAGATTTGCCATAGATGCAATTAACTCTTTAGTTTCTTGATCACCTTCAGCAAATGAAGGCATTCTAATTTGACTTAACTTTCTATCAAAGTCTCCTGCCTGAATTGACATTTTTGCAAACTCAGCAGCGTCTATGTTCAACTCTTTAGCAACCTCTCTTAGTCTTCTTTGAGCTCCAGGTAGAATTTCCATCTTACCTGTTTTCTCATTGAATGTTGTAAATTCCTTACTTAAGTTAACAATTTCTTTTTGTAACGCTTCAGGGTCGTTTTGGGCTAAATCCATAGCTCTTAGCGGATCCAATAACGCACTTGACGCAACCCCTAATCTCTGAAGACCTGCGGCCATATTAATTGCGTTTTCAGGTGAAAATAACTCTTCGGCAATTCTGAATGTATTAGTCATTGAAAGCCCGAATCTTTCTGAAGTGGCCGCCATCTTAGCTAATCCTTGAACACCATTGTCAAAATTATACAAATTGATTTTTTCTATATTTTGTTGAACATTTGTTGAAATTGATTTAACTGACATTCCAACACTTCTTGCGTAGTCAGTAACCCCTTTCATTTCCTCACCAACCTTTTTCATTGAGATTCCGACACTTCTAAACCCCTCAGCTAAATCTTTAACATCTATACCTGTAACTTTTGAAACCGCACCCATTTCAATTAATGTTTGGGTACTTAACAGAGCTGAACTTTTTAATCCGTCCATTGAGTCGGCAATTAAAGTGGTGGTTAGTTCCTGAGTATACCCCATTTTTGCCAACTCAGGGGCTGCGTCGGCAATTGCAGTTTTAAATTCACTAACTCTTCCTTTTGCTAAACCAAAATTTTGTTGTATTTGATTACTTAATTCATCTAACAGTTTAAATGTACTGAAATCGGAAATATTTGCAACCCCAAGTATAGATTCTTTCATAGACTCTAGCAGACCACTAACATTTGCCAATTTTAATGGATCAAAAGCATTTACAATACTAGACGTATCATCACTATCTGTACCCTCCTCTATACCGCGTTTCTTGTTTGTCTCCAATTGTGCGATTTTAGTGTCTTGAGCTTTTATCATCTCAATAAGCTCATCTTTATCTTTCTTGGTTAATGAAATTGGATCTACACCTGCCATTTAATTTTTATTTATAAATATTTGATTAAGTTTTTTTTGTTTCTTCAACATATTTACCAATCAAATACCTTCTAACATAAGTTGGCATACACATAAACTCGGAATATTGTGTTCTAAAAATTCTAGAGAAATAATAAAACTCGTCTAATAAACTTGTTTTATATTGATATGAAAGGCCGAAAAAATTCCACCCCAAAAGTAATGTCGACCATTACTCTTTCTCCTGACGGGGCGATAACTTCTTTTGATAGTTCTAATCTTGGTTCATTATCTAAAATAAATCTTCTAATATATTTAGAGTCCGCAATAGGTAGAGTTTCAACAAATGTTGCGATTTTTAAATTGTCAGAATCCCCCTCAATTGAAACAATGTGTTTGTTAAGTCTTGAGGTGATAGTTGGTGCGGTTCTTTCTGAAGGATAAGAATTTATTAATTGTTCAATATCAAGTTTGTCTTTTAAACTAAGAAGTTTTAATAGGACTTTTTTTCCTGATACAGGAAGTGTGGTTTCAAATAAACCATCTTCATTAGGGGAAGACTTTGTTTTTTTGTAATTTAATTCATCTAAAACGATTGTTGTTTTAAATCTTTCGTCGGTTTTAGGATCCATAGCGTTAATTGTATACTCAGGACCAAATGAAGTGTTTCTTAAAAAAATTAAAATTGCCTCAATATCACCATCAAGCATTTCTTCAGGTCTTAAGTCTCTTTCATAAACTTTAGTTCTTAAAAGGGGAATAATAATACTTTCTTGAATACTTTTTCTTGAGTCAATATTTGCAATAATGTTTTCGTCAGCGGCGGTTAAATAACCAACTTTTATCGATTTCTTTTTTGATTTGTAAAACACACCTTGACTAGGTAATTGTATTACATCGTGTGGTAAATTAAATTCTGCTTGACCAGCTTGATATGCGTCTTGTTCCATAATATAAAGTTCTTTTTTTATAAACATAAAAAAGACCTATCACTAGTAAAGTAAATAGGTCTTAATGTTATGTTTTATTTTTTTTAGTAAGTTATTGATAAAAAATCAATAAACTAATATACAACGGTCCATTCTCATGTTGCAAGTAATCTTAGCGAGACCATCTGTGGAATATGTTAAGGAACCCCCATCATATCCTGTTAAGAAAGTACCCTCTAAAATCCATTTCTCAACAACAACTCCTGTTGGATCCAACATTTCAAGGTCAACATTTTTTTTGTATCCTGCTGCGTAACCCATACGACCTGTAACTGACTCAGCACATAGACGAATCCATTCCATAACCGCTTGAGACGCAGAAGGTCCAATTGGATCACGGAAAGTAACGGGTAATTCACCCCAATTAAATCTACCAGCAACATATGTTGAAGTATTTAAGAACTGAATTTCAGTTGCGGCAATTGTAAGTTTTGGTCTTGATGTCGTCTCAACATACCACTCATTAATACCAAGTGATGATGGAAACCTCAAAATCCACCTGTTCTCCCTTTTCGGTTCGTAAGGGATCGGCATTTTCATTAATAAATCAGCCATATTTTATTTTTTAATTTTTGTTTTATTTTTTATTATAAATACTACGAAATAAAAATTTTTCTATTTACTTCAATTATTTTTCAAATTATATCTTAACTAGAACTAGAACTAGTTAAAATTTAGTTTTTTTTCCTCCTCCTGTATGATAAATATCTAATCCACTTTCATTATCAAAATGTTTCTTCATTGCTTGAACATTCTTTAGGTCATCATCTGAAAAACCAATATATGGTGTAAAATAATTACTAATTTTGTTTTTAATATATGCCTTTTCTTGAAGTTTTTGTGATAAAGTTCTAACATATTCCATAAATTGTTTCATAGCACTTACTTTAAGTTCTTCTGGGTTCGCAGCCGAACCTTCCCCAAAACTAACAGGATGCCATTTACACATTTCTAAATAAGTCTTTATAAGTTCGTCATCAGTCATATCCTCCTCATCTGTAATATCTCTATACTTTCTTAAATTTTTAACCAACTCTTGTTGATTTAACCCATGTTTGTTTTTTTTAATTAAATTATAAGTAGCATTTTTTAAAACACTTGGTGTGTGACCTCTTGCGGTAACTATCGCAAAAATAGACCCGTTATTAACCGCCTCAACAAAGTCGTCCCATGCAGGACCTGTTGGGGCTTTCATTGCATCATTTAAAAATTGTTTATCACCTGTAACTCTAAAATTTCTAAATGGTTCATCATCAAAATCAACTATTGTATGTCCTTCATATTCAAAAGGTTCTTTACCAACATCAGACCTATATTCGGCAAAATCTTCTGTTGACATACCAACACTATTACCGTTTTCATCTTTTAAATAAATTTTAGTTGGCATATACATAAGATTATCGTCCCAGTCAAAAGCATAATATTTCATTGTTGGTGTTAACTGATCTTGGATAATTTCAGAAATTATTTCTTTAACAACTTTTTTATGATTCATATTAATAAATATCATATAAATAAAAAAGGGGAACTTTTGATTCCCCTTCTTCTTTTTTATTTACCACATTAAATATTCTCAAACGATGCTCCTGTTGGAGTGATGTAGAATGTTATGTCTATAAATTCAAGAGATCTTGTAGGTTTAATATAGATCTTACCTGTCATTTGGTTTCTATCTAAATCCTCAGGATTTGATGAAACGGTTACTCGGAAGTCATATAAACCACGGTCTCTTCTTATTGAGTCTAATATTGGGTTAACAGCGTTTAAGAAGTCTTGTCTTACTTGTGCGTCGTTTTGTTCAAACAATAACCTTACAGATACTGCTGAAATCAATTTACGAGCTTGTAATAATAATCTTCTCACATTGATTCTATCAAGTGCTGATTCTCTTACTTGTAGAGTTTTGTTACCCCAAATCACGGTACCAACATCAGAGAAGGTTGCTATTGGGTTAACTCTACCGTTGTAAAGAATGTCTCTATCTTCTTGAGTTAACTTCTTACGAGCTTTAATACAGTTAACAATACCACGAGTGTAACCCGCCGCTGCGAACCAAGGGAATGCGATGTTATCTGTTAACGCTAAATTTCTTGTTACCTCAGCCGTTGGTGGGATATAGATTTGAGTATTGTTTACACTATCTCTTGTTAATACCCAAGGGTAGTAAGTTGCCGTATAGTTAGAGTCAATTCCTGTGTTAAATAAGTTATCAACCGTTTCAGTTGGATATATAAAGATATCTTGGCCACCTGTTAATGTAGGACTAAACAAATCAACATCAGGGGTTGTACAAACATAAAGTGAGTCAGCCCTATTAAACTCTATCATAGTAATTGCGTCTTCAACAAGATTACTATTATTAACATAATCAATACCTGGACTTACAAATACATTAATGTTTGTTGCTTCAGGATTTGCAAATGTTTGTTGACCTAATAAGTATGCGTAGTAGTCTGTGTTTCCAAAATCCATGGTACCATCACCAATAGAAATCTCTTTGAACGCTCCCCAACCAACTGCATTTGGATACCTTGATGTTGGACAAGCTCCGTTAAGGAATCCTGATCTACCAATTTGGAATCTATCTTCATTAGTTCTCCATTCTCTATAGATATCCCATCCGTCAAACCCACCTTGTACTAAGAATGTGAATTTACGAGCAAATAACCTAAAGTACACATTTGTTGGTAATTCTGGTTCTGTAATGAATGGTGAATTACCACAAATAAATCTTGTATCTCCAGATGTTGAATATAAATCGTTTATTGTTAATGCACTTGCATTTGCATCCATGTGGAAACCTGCTGATATATAGTTCCATGGAGCTGAATCAATATCACAAGTACTATTTGGTTCCGTCTTACCAACATATTCGAAGTATGCAGGATCCCATCCGTAACTGTTAGATATACCTAAATAAGTTCTTCTTACATTATCACCTTGACTTAATGTTGAACTAACCGCTCCTGAAGAAAGTGCAAAAGGTGGGTTCCATACAGTTTCACCAGGGTAATCATATTTACCTTTAATGATTGGGAATGGTGATTGTGCTCCTGAATAAAGACGGAAGTTAAATCCGTTAAATCCACAAGGAAGAGCGTCTATTGGGGCATCTTCAGACATTTCAACCATCACATATTTTGAATTCAACATATATTCACCATCTAATGTACCAACTTTATTTCCAACAAAACTATTTTGTCCTGGATCCATTGTACAATTAGTAAACTTCTCAAGTACTACAGGATTTGCATCTGTATCGAAATAATCTCTAATTAAAATATCAAATGTTAGATTTGACCAAGATTGGTTAATAATTGAAATCTTTAGTAATGTATTTGCCGCATCACCATCAGAAATTGTATAGAATCTAAATAAGTCATATACTTTATTACCTCTTAATTCTGATACAACAAAAGGAGAGTTTGGTGTTTGCCATCTATCTAAATACCAACCAATTGAATCAAAATCTCCTGATTGTGCAGAGTCTAATGAAATTAAGTCAGGGTTTAATCCTCTGATATATCCTTTTTTCCAAGAATAGTTCAACCAAGATTGGAAGTTCTCCTCAGCAAAAACAGGAACTTCTATTCTTGGTTTTTGGAAGTTAGTAATACCAAATACTTTTGACCAATATTCGGGATCGTTTTGAGAAAAAGATGTTTCAAAACTATAATTTGTTCCAAACTTATCTGTTACATTTACACCAAAGGTCGAATAAGGATTTTTAAGTACTCCCGAATATTGACCTGCCATGTTTAAAGACACATTAGTTATTCCAGTTACAGAGTATACTGGGTTAGTTGCGTTTGTGTAAGTTGCAACACCTCTTGACCTTAATGTTCCTACCACAACATTATCGTAATCACTATAAGATGTACCTGTATAGTAATATAATTTACCATATATAGTACCGTTGTAACAATTTACAGGTTGTACTGTAGTCGTTGTTGTAGTTGTTGGTATTGGTGTAGGACAAGGACTAGTTGTAGTAGTTGTTGTTGAGGTACTAGTTGTTGTTGAGGTAATAATAATCTGAGTTAATCCAGTTACATTTGCGTAGAATGAATACCCTGAGTATTGGTAATTACCTGTATTTTCAAATAAAGCGTAATACCACGAATCATTAAGTGATGAAGTCAAATCAGTATCGTTTAATGAAACAGAAGGAACTTGGAACACATTTGTTGATGCACTATAACCTGAAAGTGCGTCATAATCAACCGTTGGGATAGAACCAAAGTAAGAAATTACTTCATCTTCTGCGGTAGTTGGTGAGTCAGCACTAATTACGCTAAAAATTAAATCTTTAATTTGTTCATCTAATGTTGATGTACTTCCGTTGTATTGTTCGTATTGGTTATAAAGTATTGCCTGTATCTCATCAGGAAAATCATTATTATATGCGATAGTTGAAGTATCATTTGAACATCCTGAGAAATCAACAAAGAATTCGATCTCTTTTGGGTCTACACAAATAAAGTCACAAGTGTTAACACTTTGAGTCCCACTAATACAGTAGATGCCCACAGTATTTAAATCAACATTCGCAACTGTTGCTACAGACCAAGATGGTCCTGCGTCATAACCCGATAATCCAAGAATTCTTGTAACAAACAATTGGTTAGATTGTTGTAAGTACGCCTTAGCAATATAAGACGCTTCATATTTTGGAATTTGTGTGTTTATATATTTTTCTGGTGATGTTCCACCGAACACGGTTTGATACTCATCAAAACTTGTGATGAATATTGGTTCAAAAGCCGGTCCTATTAGTGTTTCGCCTACGATTCCCAAAGTAGTAACTCCAACACTTTGAGCTACAAAACTTAAATCAACCTCTGAGGTATAAACACCAGGAGAAACAAAAACTTTACTATTAGTTGCCATATCAAGTATTTCTTTTTTTAGTTATTTATTTTTTTTTATAAATACTTGGTAAAACATCAAAAACTTTACATTACTAAAACTATTTACATTTTGGTGAGATTTTATTCTGCCTTTTTTCTGCCCCTATGTCTAAAGATAACAAGATGATAAAAAATTTAAAAATAGACCCTGAAGTTCATGCGGTCCTTAAAAAATATTGCGATAAAAGGGGTCTTAAAATGTATAAATTTTTAGAGTCTTTAATTTTAGAAAAATGTACTGAAAAGAAAGATATCTATGGTGAAAATTAAATTAGTTTTTGAGTAAATACTAATTGTGGGTCTTCACTAACTTGTCCTATTATAATAACAATTCTTATCACATCATCACTATTGACTTGGATCAATGTAACATCATCACCATAGTATTGGTCATTTATATAAACTGAATATGATCCAATATTTCTACTATCCTCAAAATATAAGTTACATGTGTAATCAAAATGAATTTCTTTAGTTGTTGCACTATTTGGGTAGTCAAAATAAATTTTTTCAGGATTAACAGGTTCTTGTCTTTTTTGTTTTCTTTTTGGGGTTCTTTGGTCAACCTCAAATACTTGGAATGTTCTTGATAACGCCGGAGACACCTCAAATTGATCTGAATCAATTAAAAATCCCATCATTGTGAAATCATATTTTTGTATGTAATATTTTCTCTTTTCTAATTCTAAAACGGATTCGTCGGTAAACCCGTCATTTATAATTGGGATATAGTGACCATTAATCACTTGGTATGACTGTTTTGATGCAAATGTTTCAAGAACTCTTTGATTTAAAGTATTAACTTCTCTCATTCTATTACAAACAATTGCCACAGTATATTTGAAATCTGCGGGAACTGGTTGTGGTATTTTGTAAATGTCGGCACCCGCTCTATTTCCATCCCAAGTCGGAACTTCCATGTAATAATACATTCTTCTATTAGGTATATTATACATAACTGCAGGGTTATTACCATACTTTACTTCAGGATTCCTAATTATTGTTAAAAAAGGTGGTTCTATATTCTTGTCTATGTTTTGAAAGTCCCATGTTTCAACAAATTGTGACCAATTCTGAGTGGTTATTATAATATCAACTACAGGTATTTTTTTTCCTTCTGAAACTATATTGAATTTTTCTTTAACAAATTCTAAAAACCCCTTATCCAAATCAGCATGAAGAAGGGACTTAGGTAGATAAGTACCATCCTTAGTAATCATATCTTTTATCTGTTCCCTTCTTGGTAAAAGAATTTTGGAATAGTTCAAAGGTATTGTTGGTTTAATTGGGTGACTTTTTGGTAATGCCATTATAATCCTCTAAATTCATTTGGTCCAACAGGAGCCGCGATTATTGTTCTATAAAAAGGTCTAAATCCTTTATATGTGTGTTTTGTATCGGATATTACACGACCATCGTTAATAACAGTATAATAACGAACAAAATTTTCACTGTCATAGTATCCAATGTAGTCACCAAAATCAACATCAATGTTTAAGTTTTCTAAAGTTTTTAAATAAACTGAAATTGTAATATTACCTGGTTCAAACTGATCCATTCTTGTTGTACCGATAAATTTGTTCTCAGGTGCGGCAACCGTTATTTGAGCGTTAAACTCTATCGGTGGTAAAAATTTAACTCCGTCCTCAGTAACTTCACCATAAACATCGTCAGTTTTAATTTTGTTTCTATCGATTTTATACAGAACACAAGTAAAGTTCATGTCACCAATAAGCCATTCCTGACCCATCTCAACTTCTAATTCAAAATCTCTATCACCAAAGAATTTACCTAATCTTGTTATTGGAACATTACTTCTCATTTAGTTATTTTATTGATAAATATTTATTTTATTGTTATTTTTATTAAAAGACTAAATTTGGAAAACGAATCTTCCTTAGTTGAGCATCAGGCTCTCGAAATTCTCGAGTCATATAGTGGTGCAAATAACTATATAATTTTTTTAAAACAGAAAAAAGAAAACTCAAAAAAGTTTTACCCAACAAGAGCTCAATCTGACTACATAGTTAATTATCATAACACCGCACCAAAGGTTGCCAGAAAATGGGTTGACCTTGACACATACTTTGCAAAAAAGTTTGCAGAAGAAAGATATTTGATACAGACACCTGAACAAATTTATATTGAAAAACTACTTGTAGAAAAAGAAAAATCTTATCATATTTGGGGTAAGTTTTTTGAGAAAGATTCTTTATCGGAATTTTGGGTACCTAAATCCGCCCTAATTAAAACACACAATGTCCAATCAGTTTCTATTGATTACTCAAAGTATTCTCATCGTCCTCCGCTTGATCATCAAAAAATTGCGATAGAAAAATTAGCAGGATCAAAAAGATTTATTTTAGCCGACGATATGGGATTAGGAAAAACTACTTCTACGATTATTGCCGCATTAGAAACAGGAGCTAAAAAGATTTTAATTGTTTGTCCAGCATCTTTAAAAATTAATTGGCAAAGAGAAATTGCAAATTATTCAGATAGACCTGTTTATATTGCAGAAAGTAAAAAATTTTCAACTGAATCTGATTTTGTTATTGTTAATTATGATATTCTAAAAAATTTCCACGACACCGATCCAAAAAATAAAGAAGAATCAATATTACTACAATCAAACTTTGATATTGTTATTTTAGATGAGGCACACATGATTTCTAATGTTCAAGCACAAAGAACTAAAATCATTAACCACTTTGCCAAAAAAATTAATAGAGTTTGGTTGTTAACAGGAACCCCAATGACTTCTCGACCAATGAACTATTACAATCTATTAAATTTAATTGAGAGTCCTGTTGCTCAAAATTGGAAAGCATATGCGATTCGTTATTGTCAAGGATATCAATTCACAGCTGGTAAAAGAAAAGTTTGGAATGTGACGGGAGCATCTAACCTTGAGGAATTAAGGGATCGCACATCAAAACAAATTTTAAGAAGACTTAAAGAAGAAGTTTTGGATTTACCTGACAAGATTATCGCACCTGTTTACTTAAGGTTGAAATCTAAAGAATATGAAAACTTGATGGGTGAGTATTTTGATTGGTACGATAAAAACCCTAACGAGTCATCCTCTCTTACCGTTCAGTTTTCCAAATTGATGAAAGTCAGAAAGGTAATTGCAAATGAAAAAACAAAACAAACAATTGAGTTTGTGGAAAACATTTTAGAACAAGGTAAGAAAGTAATCATCTTTACAAATTTTACTGATACCCTCCAAACAGTTTATCAACATTTTAGCAAACATGCTGTTTATCTTGATGGCAGTTGTTCTAATGCAGTTCGTCAACAAGCGGTAGACAAATTTCAAAACGATGAAAAAGTAACCGTATTTGTTGGTAACTTAAAGGCCGCTGGTGTTGGATTAACCTTAACCGCCGCTGAGGTTGTTATAATGAACGACCTTTCATTTGTACCTGCTGAACACTCACAAGCTGAGGACAGGGCTTATCGTTATGGTCAAAAATCAAATGTATTAGTTTATTATCCAATTTACGATAATACAATCGAAGGTGCAATCTATGATATTCTTAATAAGAAGAAAGAAATTATACGAACTGTAATGGGAGATCAAATACAAGAAAATATTGGTGATATCGCTGAAGAAATTCTTAAAATGATAAATAAGTATCGATAGTTATATTTATCTATAATGGAAATCAAAATAAAATTTAACGACACTAAATTTCAAAAAGAAGATAAAGAACTTATTGATAAGTTTATAAATCTTTTACAAGAAAAATACCCATTAAAAAAATCAATCACAATAAAATTTTTGGGTGAACAACTTGGATCAATGTCTACAGGATCAAGAACTAATAATGGCGAATTAAAAGTTTTAGCTAAAAACCGATTGAATCGAGATATAATGAGAACATTGGCACACGAATGGGTTCATGAATATCAAATGTCGGTCCAAGGCAGAGAACACGGTCCTAATATTGGCGGAAAAAACGAAGACGAAGCAAACGCATTTGCGGGAAGATTGGTTAAAATGTTTGAAAAACAATACCCTGATTTAGAAAAAAAACTTTATGAAACAAAAACTTTATCAAACAAAATTTCTTTACTTGAACAAAAGTTATTGATTTCGGAAAAAGACCAATTACAAAAAAATTTTATAAATGAAATGAAAAAAATTGGTATTGATAAATTACCATATTCATATTCCTCTTTAAAAAAATTCATAGATTCCAAAACTATGGATGTCCATTATAATAAACACTATAAAGGATATGTTGAAAAACTTAACAAAGCTCTTTCAAGTAAAGATGGTGATATGGAACTTGAAGAAATAGTTAAATCTATAAGTAAGTTTGATAATACGGTTAGAAATAATGCGGGAGGAGCATTTAACCACGCATTATTTTGGAAAATGTTATCACCAAAAAAACAAATCCCAAAAGGAGAGATTTATCAACAGATTAAAAAAGACTTTGGTAATATTAAAAAAATGAAAGATGAATTTAATGCTGCCGCTAAAGATAGGTTTGGATCAGGGTGGGCTTGGTTATATTTGGACAACAAAGGTAAATTAAAAATAATGTCTCTTCCAAACCAAGATAACCCCTTAATGAATGTAATCAAAAAAGGTGGGTTCCCACTTTTAGGCTTAGATGTTTGGGAGCACGCTTATTATCTAAAATATCAAAACAAAAGAGATGAATATATTAACAACTTTTGGGATGTTGTTAATTGGGAATTTGTTAATGATTTGTTTTTAACAAAAACAAAAAAAGAAAAAACACAACTAAAGGAAGAAGTAACTGAAAATTTTAAAAAGTCAAAAACTAAAGTTGAGTACCTTTGTAAATATAGTTTGTATAGAGGTAAAGAAAATTCTCCTTTTTGTAGATTAGAAAATTTTGTAGACACAATAAATGATCAATACATTAAAAATGAGATTGAAGATAGTGTGGTTAGATTAGATAAATTTTTTAATAAAAAAACAGTTGGTACATTTCCAATGATTGTAGAGTTAAGTTTAAAAGATCCTCTACAAACAGGTAACTTTTTAAAATTAGTTTCTGATTTTATTATTGATGACGACAACGAATATGATAATGAAGAGACAAAAAAAATACTAAGAAAACAAAAAAACGCAACTACAGTTCCTGAAAATTTACCAGACCTTTTAGCATATGCAAGATATAAAGAACACCAAAAACATGAAAATAGATTTGTTGGTAAATATTTTAAACACAAAAAAACTAAACTACAATTAAATTATCGTTGTAGTGATGACGCTAAAGAAAAGTTAATTGATACTTTAATGAAAATTCATAATAATGAAGAAACTTTAAACTATCATTTCTTTAGAATAACCAAATGTTTAGTAGACTCATTTAAGTCGGGATCATACTACTTGAAAGCGGATTTAGAGACTATTGAGGATTTTTTGGATGAAGACGGGAATGTTATTTATCCTGCGGGATCTCATTTTGAGGCAAAAAAAATGGACCCATTTATTGACAGCTACCTTTCAGAATTCTTTTCAATATTTAAAGAAAGTGCCATTTCAGACAAAAAACCAATAGTTGGTGAGTTGTATAACACATTAGTTGATAAAATTTTTATTTGGTTAAATAAAAATGAAAGTGCAAAAAATTACTTAGAAAAAGTTAAAAGTTTTATGTCAGGTATAATATACCAAGATGACACAATAGTTCCCACAAAATACATACAATTATATTGGTCCAACAAAGGTCAAAGAAGTTGTGACGAAAAAAGAGTATCAATAAGATTTAGAATAGATCCAAAATACTCACAAATAGATGCGTACAAATTTATTGATTCTGACACTTTAGAGAGTTTTAAACTAACGGTACCTAATAATGAAAAAGAGTTAGTTTATTGTCCAACAAAATAATTCTTTTTGTTTAGATATTTATAAAAAAAATCTTATGGCAATTATTAATGAACCCGAAAGAAGTGAATTTTATCAAAAAGTAAGACACTTACTTGGAGCTCCTTTAAGATCGGTAGAGTTAGAGGATGAAATGATGGATACTCTGTTAGAGTACTCAATAGATGACTATTCCCAATATGTACAAGATTGGTTAACCGAATCCCAATGGACTTCATTATATAATCTAAATTTAGACACTCAGTCTTTATCTAGAGCATTTGTAAGTAAAAGTTTAGATTTTGAAACCAGATATACTTACGCGTATTCTAAAATTGTTGGTTTACAAGCGGGGGGTGATTGGGTAATTAAAAAGGATTTTGTTCAATTAGTGCCAAATCAACAAATATATGAAATTCCAGCAGGTCGTGAAATAAATGAAATTTTATGGTTCACACCATCAACTTTAAATACTGCAATGTTTGGTGTCGGTGGATTTGCCGGTGTTGGCGAAGGAACTGGTTTAGGTGGAGGAGGAGGACTTGCTCAAATTGGTAATATGGCGGGAAGTTATTATTTAACTCCAGTGTTTGATACTTTACTTAGAATGCAAGAAGTAAACATACAAAGAAGAATGTTTGCGGGGGAGTTAACTTATTATATCACCGCACTTCCCGGAGGTAAAAAGGGATTACACCTATTAAACACTCCAGGTGGTAGATTTGATTTTGGTAACGCAGAAATGTCAAACCATCAAGTTTGGTATTGGTATTACGACACCACAGATGGAGATAGAGACAAATGTTTAGCGGACAATCCTGATATTGTTTTATTACCTTCAGATGTTCCATTTGATAAATTAAGTTGGTATAAATTAAACAATCCGGCACAAGTTTGGGTTAGAAGGTGGTTTACCGCTTACTGTAAAGAAACACTTGCAAGAGTTCGTGGTAAATTTAGTGGTAGTTTAAAAACCCCTGATGGTGACCTAACTATGGATTACGCTGCATTAGCAACCGAAGGTAAAGACGAAAAAACAAAACTAATAGAAGAACTCACTGGTGCCGACGGAAGATTAACAAGACTTCGTCCTGAAAAAATAATGGAGAGAGAAGCGTTACTTGCGGAAAATCTTAACAAACAACTTAAGTTTAGAGCGATGCCTCGTCAAATATATGTAATTTAATTTTATGCCAATTATAAAAAACAAACCTGTTAGAAAAACTGTTTTCAGAGGAGAAAGATCATTAAACCTTGACACTTTTGAAACTGTCATAGTAAGTGATGAAATCTATAAAACAAATGGTGAGAATCTTTTAATTATAAAAGATGTTGCGCAGTCTAAAGTGAAATTAGATTCAACAACTACAGACAAAATTAAAATAAAAACTTTAACCAATTGTACTATTATACCCGACATAGGTCGAATAGATGAGGATTGGGATGAAATTTCTATTGGTAGAGGGGCTTGTGTTGAGTTACAAAATGTTAATGGTATTTGGTACATACTATCTTCAGACGGCATCAAGTTGGATTAACTTATTAAATGTGTTTCTCCCAACCCTCTTCTGCTAATTCATACATATAATTAGGGTCAATACCAACTGACTCCCAAAATTCTACTTCACCTTGTTCCATTTTAATTAAATTCTCATAAATGTCATCTTGGTCTCCATCGTTAAATGGTTTACCATTAATTAATTTACATTGGTCTGTTGTATAGAAACTTCTATCTTCAGGGTTCTTAATTAATAAAGTATCTCTAACCTCATCATCAAATACAATCAATAAAGGTTCCACACGCTTATTAAATGTTGTAATTGCTCTTTGTATGTTATATTCACCTAACATTTCAGGGTTATTTTCTAAATCAGATGGCTCAATACGATAACAATTAATCTGAATAACAGAATCAGTTGTGTTTGGATCTCCTTTTGTGTTAGTAAAATAAAGACCTAATTGATCATCACTCCACCCTTTTTTTGGTTTGTTAACTTTTTGAACATCTCCGTGTGAAGCTTTGTTTCCGTTATTAACATAAAGAATCATATCGCCAAGGTTTGCTTGAATTCTATCTCTAATAAGAAGTTCCATATGTGCCATCCTTGAATTAAGGTTACCGGCCTTAGTTGTTAGTTTACTTCGTTTAATATAATCATCAACACTTAACTTAACCTTTGCTTTAGAGGCAATCTCAGCCAACGGAACTCTTTGGTCAAATATTTTTTGGATGTATTCGTAGTACCACTCAATGAATTCTTTACCTTCACCTTTAAGTAATTGTTTCACCCCCTTATCCAAGAACTTCTCAATATATTTCGGCATCTTTTTAGATTTGATACTATTACCCGTTAATTTGATTTTACCGTTTTGTTCCATAGTTGCGTAATTCTTACGAGCCAAGTTAATACACGAATCCCAAGTTCCATCACAATCAAGTCCCATCTCACCTTTCATAAAGATGTCATTAAACTCCGCAACATCAGCGTCATAACCACGATACTCCTTACCTTCCTTAACCAACCAGTTTAATCCTCTACCAATATAAACCCTATCGTCAACACCTTCAGGTGGTAAGGAGAAGTTCATACCATCGGTATCACACACTAAAGGACTGTATCCTCTCTTCTCAAAGAACTTTAACATCTGTCTGAGGTATTGTCTACCTGTACAGGTGATCTGTTCTCCCATGTCAATATCTCCCCAAGGAAATACATGTGGTGCCGATAACGATCCGAAGAACGCATTGATAAAGATTTTGATTGGTAATTGTTTACGGTCAAAAGATGTTGATTTCTTTTTATCGATAGTCTTATACTCTGCCGCCAAGTTCTTATACATAATACGAGAGTTACGGAAGTATGTTAACAATCCTTTCATTGCTCCCGTGATATCGCATTCTGGGAAAACATTATGTACCAACTGAATGGATGGGTATAGTGAAGAGTAGTCAAGTTTTAATACATCCTTAGAATAACCCACTTTAAGTAATCGCGATAGACCACCAACAAAATTTCTTTTTTCTTTTTTTATTGGGATAGCAAGTCCGTGCTTATAAGACCAAGCCAACATTACCATTTTCCATAATGTTGCGGTTCCCATTGTTGACGCTCTCTCATATGTTGTTGGGACTAAAGATGCCAATAGAAAAGTTGCTTGATTGAACTCGTCGTCAACAATCAAAGTTTCGTCAAGGTCATCGTCAAGATAACGCTCAACTATGTCATCTCCAGTTGTTTTAACATATACATCTCCTCGTCTTACACATATCTCATCCACCTTTGGGTCAATACCTACTTTCTTGTAATTACCATTATCCGTGTTCAACCAATACTCTTCTTTATTAGCGTACATAGGACCAATCTTTGTGTGGTCAATATATATACGATCTTTGGCCTCAGCATCAATATATTTAGTAATATACTTTAATCCAGCTTCTTTAATGCTTGAGTTAATGGCTTGAGCTCTACGAACTGAGTGGATAATATCAATTACATTGTACCCCCACATTTGAACTTGATTAAATCTCTCAACCTCATTTGCTAACTTTAACATTGATTCTTTTTGTGAGATTGTTTTCTGTGCGTTCATTGAGATTGCAATCTTCTTAATGTCCAAGTTTAACGCCTTACACCTTTCAAATATCCAAAACCAGTCAAAGTTTGCTGAGTTATACCCCGAAATGATTGATGGCTTAACCTCATCTATAGTTCTAAAGAACTCAACAAGACCTCTTCGTTCCTCGTCAGCGTCTTTACACTCAATTACTTTCATGAACCCTTTGTTTGTTTTCATTCCAATCATGAATATACGACCATCTTTTGGTTCTAATGCGGTCGTCTCAAGGTCAAATACAAACCTTGTAATATCATTATATTCCTCAAATCCTTTGAATAATCTTTTTTCTTTTGAAATTAAGTACTGTTCCACAGGTGACAACAATGTAATAAGATCTTTTGTTTTTTCACCCCAAGGATCAACACCACCTTCTCTAAAAAACTGAATAAGGTTTCTATACCCTTTTATACATTTAACTAAAAATGTTAATCCGTCCTCCAATCTTTCATTGTCATCGGTTCTTAATTTCTCAATGATAATTCCGTGTTTTGTCATCGCTTCTTTTTGCAATGCCTTTGATGACGAATAGAAATTTTGACCACGAAGGTCACCAACCCATGCAAATGAGATTAAAGTATCTCGTTGGATTTCTTTACCTTTACCAGGTATTTCTTTTATTTTAAAAATTTTGTCTGAGACATAGTCGTACTCTACCGCCACTATGTATTTTTCAGGATCATTTCCTTCTAGGAAACTTTTAATTTCTTCTTGTGATGTCATATATTTTTTACTTTTGGTCTATTAGCTACCGAATTAGGTCGGCATTTACCTTCGTAAATAAATATAGTTTTTGTTTTGTTTTATATCAACTAAGTTTTTGAAAATATTTTGATATTCGTTGACTTAATCTAACTCTTGGATCATTTTCCGTTCTTCCAACCACACTATATGGGACTATAAAACCAAAACTTAAAAACACCCTTCTTGAGTTAAACTCTTCGGTCCAATGTTTATATAAAGACGCCTCAAAACAGTATAGGTCTTTTTGTTCTATTACAGGTGATGAACCGTCTATAAAAATTTTGTAATCTTCAGATAACACACTTATGTTACACTTATAATTTATGTAACCATCAAGTGACGCATCATAGTGGGGTTGTATCTTACCACCCTTATTCATATCAACCGCCTGAATAAAGATATTATTGAGAGGTAGGTTATTATTTTCAGATATCCTTTTAAAAATAGTTTTGATAATTGTAGGAACTTCTTGTTTTGAAACTTTAGAAACTGATTGAAAATTTGTAATGTAGTTTGTAAGTTCAGTATTTGAGATATCTATAATACAAGATTTTCCCTTTAGTGTTTTTGAAATTTCACTTAAGTGGTAATTTGGGTCTCCCTCTTCAGGATTTAATGAATCAACCCAATCTACAATTAGTTTAACCTCATCATCACTGATAAAATTTTTTACTATTTTATAATTTTCATATTCCATTTATTAAGAAATTCTTTTGGACCAACTTCTAATTCCATTATAGATAAGTTTTTCTTGGCGTAAATAGACATCATTTTTTCTTCAGATCCTGCCATTGTACAAAACCAATGTGTTGCAGGTTCTTCTCCTGTTGATGAACAAGGTATTTTCATAACATTTTTATTCACCCAAGATTCTCTTACTTGTTCTACCTTATCGTTTTCTGTTAAAATATTTATTCTCATATTATTTATTTTTTTAGTAAATTAATAAGTTCTTCTCT